TGGCGTAACTGTCGTACCAGATGTCGTTGTTTTTCCAGCGGAAGATATTATTGGACGGGCTGGCATATAATCCAACTCCCCCACCCGAACTAAGTATTTGGAAGGTGTCGCTTCTCCACGTCGAAACCGCATCAGCCTGAACAGTGAGAACGCCACCGTTTTCGGTAATGACCGTTTCGTCGCCATCCGTGGTGCCAGACCCTTTGAGTGTCAGAGTGGCTGAGCCAGTAGACGGTGAGAAAGTAGCGCCGCCATCAATGGTGATGTTGCCAGTGCCGGTGATGTCGTTGCTATCTAGATCAAGATTGCCGCCAAGCTGCGGGGTCGTGTCTTCGACTACGTTGGAAATACCACCAGCAGCTAAAGCAGGAATTCTTGCTGAGTCAAATACACCAGAAGTAATATCAGAAGCAGACAACGGTGGAATTAAATCAGAATCAAAAATGCCTGATGTAATATCTGCGGTAGCTAAAGACGGAATTCTTGCTGAGTCAAAGATTCCACTTGAAATATCAGAAGTATTCAGTGAAGGGATATGAGAAGAATCAATAGTCCCAGTTAGTGTGCCAGCATTTACTAATGCAGAATCAATCTGACCGTGAACCAAATCAGAATCATGAAGTGTATCGGCAGTGGTAAGAACGGTATTGCCTGCAACAGTAATGTTACCAGGAGATTCAACCTCAATATCAGTACCATTTTCTATTAGAAGCTTGCCATCATTATTACCAGTCATACGGGCAAGAATCAAATTTGATCCACCACTCTTTACAGCAAACTCAATCAGACCATCTTCGGTGTCATCAGTTGCATCTTGGATTTTACCGGTAATTTTGGCATATACGTCAGTAGTAGCACTGCCTCCACTATCTTCGCCTCTAAACTTAATCTGACCAAGATAGTCGCCATTGTTTGCTTGGCTAGTATTACGAATAAACTCCATAATTGGAGCAGCACTAGATCCATCAGCAGTAGTTTGCAATATAAGTGCAGGATCAGTTGTACTATTCTTGGTAATAGTTACTGTATCGTTCAGCGTGGCAGCAATCTGACCAGCAACCGCCGCAGAGTCGTGGGTGTCTGCACTGTCAATCAATGCGGCTACATGATTGGAGTCTAGAATATTAGGAAGATTACCTGAAATATTGCTGTAATCTAGACTCGTAAGTTGCGAGCCATCACCGATGAATGCATTTGCTCTTACATCAGAGTCAGCAACAATACCTTTGCCTACTACTAGACCTTTTTTGACTTTAAAATCGTCTTTAGCCATGGTTCACTTTCCCCGCTTGGCGTTATATTTTTATTTTATTTATACAATAATAGTTCTAACTACCTTAGAAATAACATCTTCATCTTCTCTTGGATCAAGAAGTAATCTAATCGAACCAGAATTTTCATCAATAGTCAAAGCACCCAAAGAACTATCGCCGGTAAAGATTTCACCAAACTCAGTAAATTGAACATCAGTACCTGAACCTTTATAGGTAGCTAGAATCTTTGTAATTTGTGTTTCTGCCAAAGTATTGTGTTCAAGATGAATTAAATATTCAATAGAAGTTTTCGCAGAGTTATGAGTATAGGTATCAATAACTGTTGCAGTGCTAAGAGTTACTAAAGTTCCATCTAAATCGTGTTCAATAGAGTAATTATCATACGTTCCAGTATCAGCCTTAATAACAGTAGTATTATTACCAGAACCTGTAGTAATCGTTCCTGTTACAGTCAGATTAGCAGACACAGTATCGTCTGAATCGCTACGCAGGAACTGACTAGCGTGTAAACTGTCAACAGTATCAGCATTCACATTTAATGCATTTACATATGCGGCATTGACAATAACACCAATATCAGAATCTGCTCTATTCGTAGTGTAGTAAAGATTAGAGCCTTCATTTACATCATTCGTGCGTAGTGTAGGAATATGAGAAGAGTCAATAGTGTCAGTTAGCGTACCAGCATTTACTAATGCAGAGTCAATTTGATCATGAACTGCAACTTCATCATGTGTATCATCTGCTGTTGTCAGAAGTCTATTTGTATTATAATAAGGAGCTTTATTGAATGTCCATCTATCGTCTACAGAAGTATAGGTAATCTTTGCATTAGAGCCATTTACAGTGATACCTGCGCCATTCGCTTGACTTGAATCAGCAGCAGAATCAGCAAGAATAATGTTCTTATCGCTAATCGAAACTGTTGTAGAGTTGATAGTAGTAGTCAGACCATCTACCTGAAGATCGCCAAGAATTACTACTTTACCAGTACTATCTCCAATTGCTGCTGGATCAATAGTAAATACAGCAGGACCACCGATGTATCCACCAACTGTTAAGTTACTATCAATAGTGACATTAGATGGTAGACCAATTACAGGTGTAGAACCAGCAGACGGAGTGTGTGTTACTTCAATCTGATTAGTTGTGCCAGATACATCTACAACGTAATTGCCTGTAGTGTCTGTGCCAAGAACAAGTGTAGGAATGCGAGCAGAGTCTAATGTTCCAGTTAAGTTACCAGCATTAGTATAGTAGCTTGAGTCGTGACCACCTAATGTATCAGCATCTAATACACCAGTCAAGCTATTGATATAGTTAATCGTTACTTCATTATTAATCTGACCAACTACTGCCGCAGAATCGTGAGTATCTAATACAAGTAATGCGCTATCAATCAAAGCACCTACATGATTAGAGTCAAGAATGTTTGGAGTACCAGTCAAATTGTTATAAGGAATACCTGTGACTGTCTTAACATCATTCGAATCTGGGCCAGTATAGGTAAATACGCCACTTGCACTACTATAAGAAAGAGAACCGAATTTACCAGCAGTATTGTTTGCACTCAAATCGGTAAGAGCAATACCAGCACCACCAGAACCTGTAGCATCCAGTGCTACGATAAATTTGGATCCATCCCATTTAAGGACTCTGTCGGTAGCAATACCTGTAAGATCAACATCTGAAAGGTCACCAATACTAGCGACACCAATTCTAGAGTCTGCAATTGAAACTACAGTAGAGGAATCAGTACCCCCAGCTGCTGTACTTGCAATCACGCCAGTTGACGAGTCATAGGTAATGTTACTGCCTGCAACGAGTGCAGCACGAGCCAGAGGACGAATAAATGTAGCATCTACAGTTGCATTAATCTGACCAACTACTGCTGCACTATCATGAGTATCTAAAACACTCAAGGAAGAATCAATCTGACCTTGTACTAAATTAGAATCATGTAAGGTATCAGCAGTTGTTAAAATTCTATTTGCATTATAGTATGGGGCTTTATTAAATACCCATTTATCACCAGTTGATGCATACTGTAAAGTAGCAGAAGCACCATTTACTGTAATGCCAGCACCATTTGCTTGAGAAGAATCTGTTGCAGAGTCTGCTAATACAATATTTTTATCAGAAATACTTACTGTAGTGGAGTTGATAGTTGTCTGAACACCATCAACTTGCAAGTCACCAAGAATTACGACCTTACCTGTGCTATCTCCGATAGCCGCAGGATCAATAGTGAAGACTGCTGGACCACCAATATAACCACCAACGGTCAAATTGCTATCAATTGTTACATTAGATGGTAGACCAATCGTTACTGATCCTGTAGAAGAACTAACTTCAATTTCATTTGCTGTACCAGATACATCAGAAACATAATTACCTGTAGTGTCTGTGCCAAGAGCAAGTGTAGGAATATGAGAAGAGTCTAGAGTGCCACTACTAATGTTAGATGCATTGGTGAAATAACTAGAATCTCTACCACCAAGAGTTGCTGCATCTACACCAAGATTATCAACAAAGGATTTATTTACTGTGCTAGTAATTCTTGTATCTGCAATTGTAGAAGCAGTAGCAGAATCAATACCTACACCATCAAGTGTTACTCTTGCTTGGATATAATCAGAGTCTACTAAAGCAATAACTACATCAGAATCAATACCTCCTTCACCTCCACCACTATTGGCATCATTTGCAGCAATAAACCGACTATTAGCAGAGTCCCATTTCAATACTTGGTTATTTGTGATACCTGTAATATCAACATTCGCCAGGTCTTGAATATCAGCCAAAGCAATCTGTTCATCAGCAATTGTACGAACAGTGGAAGAGTCTGTGCCAGGTGTATTAGTGAAGTTGTTATAATTCAGATAGTAAGAAGAATCATTACCACCAAGTGTATTAGCATCAACATTCAAAGCATCAATAAATGTTTTGTCAACATCTTCAATAATAATAGAAGATACAGTAGAGGAATCAGTACCAGCTGCCGGAACGTTTGTAAGATTATTATAATCAAGGTAATGAGAACCTGGCTGATTATTCAGTGTTGCAGCATTAACAGACGTACCAAGAATACTATTAATATAGTCAGAGTCAACTGTTTCAGATACAGCTGAATCTACCAGATTAGATAATACAGCATCACTAATAGTAGATGCAGAAAAAGTAAACTTCTGTAAGTCACTATCCCATTGAATAAAAGAATTTACAGATGTTGGTGTACCGCTTACATCTCTAAGTGAAAGTAGTGTAGCAAAAAGATTAGTGGGGATTGCAGACTTAATCCTTTTTACTAGTATGCGTTTTGTATCACTCATCTTTTTTCCTTATGTAATACTAGTAACCGATGGCATAACTTCAATTTGTCCTTCCAGTATTTTTTCTGAAATACCAAATAGACCATCCGATTCATCGCTATCTTGATTGAGAAGAAACACGTCATAAAAATACCTACCTCTAGGTATATCATCAGATGTTTGTCCTAATAAAGTAAGGTCCAAGATACCCAGGGTTCTAGGTTCAATAAAACTAGGAGTCAATTGATAAGTAGTGGCAGTAGATGTGTAGCTTTTTCGAAAATAAGCTCGGGCTTCTAATCCCTCTAAATCCTTCGGCGCACTATTAGCATCAACTAGTTCTATACGGAAAACTATGTCTTCTCCCTGGTGAACTTCTAAGTCTGAATATGAGGACATTGATCTCTTCTTGCTAAAAATAATTTATCTTGTTTTATTTATACTTTAGAATCAATCAAGTCATGTAGAAGTTTTTTCATTTCTTTTACATCATTTTTTAGTTCTTCATTCTCAGACTTTAATTGATGAATGATTTCTTTTTCTTTTTGCTGTTCAGATACTAAATGTTTTCTTCGCTTGGCAGCTTCCAAACCATTCTTATCAATGTTGAGGACAACCCCTGTTCTATCTTTTACAAGATTGGAATTGCCCTCAACTTTTACATAATCATCAGACATTCATTATGTTCCTAGTGCAATTGCTCTCAAGTCTTTAATTCTAGGCACTCTAGAAGAGTTCGTGGATCGGAATACAACCTTTAACTGGAATGTAGTAAATGGTGTTAGAGTACCACCCAAACCACCAATAGTATAAGCATATTCTCTAAAGATATCTCTATTATCATCAGTTGCAATGCTTGTATCAGGTGTAACCTTTGTGAAATTTACCGTGCCAATATCATCATCTGAACCAACAGGAAGTGTTCTGTAGTAAAGATCAATATTTGAACCGGAAGGTCTGTTAGCAGACAAGAGAACTTTTAATCCAACAGCAGGTTCAATGATATTGATAGGAATAGTAATGTGTTTGGACATACTAGAACCAGAACCACTGTTAGTTTCAGAAATATACTGAATAACATCAGGTATAGCATCAGAGTCTTGGTTATCAATAACATTACTTACAGTTGTAACAGACATTGTAGACAGGTCAATAAGAGGTGATACATAAGTGTCGTTAGTTGCCAAAGATGAAGTGAGTTTGATAGATTTTCTACCAGCTAGTCCAGATGTAAACTCATCTTCTTCAATTCTAGAATTTGCAATAATTCTAGGAGAGTTGAATTTGATTAGTTTAAATGGCTCGATAGTAATCTCTTCACCTGAAGCGTCCAGAGTGCCATACGCAGTGTTAGCAACATCATTAGCAGAAGCGAGTGATGCACCTTTAGTAAGGTTTGCGATAGTAGAAATAGTTGTGCCTTCATATGGCAAAGTTTGCCTCATATTGACAACCATTTCATCCATTAGAATATTAACTTCAGAGTTTACATTGCTACCACCAGTACGAATTGTATCTGTAGCAGCAGAGTCTGCTTTAAACTGGAAACCTTCACCATCTACTTTTGTGATAGTTCTTTCACCCAAAAGCGATGTGCCAAGAATACCACCATATCTAGTTGAAGAGTCCAACCCAGTAATAGCAACCTTATCATTTACAACAAAACCTGAATTCATAGCAAGAATAGTAACATCACTATCACCAGATGTTGTAACGATAGGATCAACAGGAAGTCTATCATCATCAATATCAAAGTTTTCAAAGACAGCAGTACCACTTGATGCAAAATTTGCTCTTCTTACTCTGAACATCATATCTCTAAACTGATTAGGTGTCCAAGTTACAGTATTTTGTGAAGAGAAGAAGGAACCAAGAGTTGGTTGTGAAGTAATTCTTCTGCTTGTGCTATTCACCACAAACTCTGTTAAGTCTGCAACATAAACATTATATGCCTGAGTATTTGCAATCAATACTACAGCGTAAGAAGTGTTTCCTTCAAGGTAAATAGGAGCATCAAAAGTAAACGTAGTTGGATTATTTCTGATTTGTGCCATAGTTACAGTAGAAGTAAATGGTTTCACATTAACATCTGAAGGAGTCAAAGTAACTTGGCTACCTGGAATAGTTTCATCTTGAGAAGGAACACCACTGCGTAGTGGTCTCAATTCAAGAGTAATAGGTGTATTGTCATTAGGATCATTAGTCCCAACCGCATCAATAGAATTTGGGCTAGTTGCAAAGAAAATATCTACACTAGTAATAAATCCACCGTTCTCATTTTGAATTTGGAATGACTGTGCAATAGGGTCTCTACGTCTGCGTCGTGGAGGTGGAGGTGGAGGTGGAGCAATATACTTCAGGAACTTCAGGTTCAATAAGTCAACATTCAATCCAGCCGCTCTATACTCAGCGGAAGCACCAGAAAGGCGGTTATTAACAAGACTATTATAGTTTGACTTAGTTGCTGAAATATCCATAATAGTAACATCTCTAGAGCCAACTTCAAACTTGAGATTGTTATTATGTGGAACAAAGAATGATCCTACAATAGTGCCAAAATCATCAGAGATGAGTGAAGTACTTCCTTGAGGATGAGATGTCACATTACGATTAGACGCATTAGTCAGAACATCAACACCGTTAGAGTCCGCAAAGAATTTGAATCCTGCGGTTTCTTCTCTTGCAAAGTTGGCGATAGGTGTTCTATCAAAGTATAAGAAGTGTTCTCTATTTGGAGAAAGACCTTCTGCTCTAAAGAATACTTTTCTAGAACGAATAAATGGAATAATATTTACTCCAGTGACAAAACCTCCAGCAGCAAGTTGATTAAGTTTTCTTTGAGTTGATTTTAAACGAGTTGTTACAGTTGTGGAACCTACATTAAAACCAGGTCTCAGGTCAAGTCCTCCAAGTACAGTATTTTCAATTGGAGTAAGTTCGGACTGTGTTGGTCTAATGAAGTTTGCTCTAATTCTATTACGAATCTGCTGCTCTGTTTCGCCTCTATTGAGTTGAATAGTTCTAGTTGTTCTATCGACAGTAATCCACTGATCGGTATTAGGAGAAAGTTCCAAAGTGCCTTCATAGACAACTACATCATATGGATTGACATTTGAAATACCTGTAGCCAAATTCTGATTGATTTCTACTGCTTCTGAATAAGAAAGCATCAGTTGATCGCCACGTAAAGTCACATTACTAGAAGTGCCATTATAACTAGTAGTACCTGGTTTAAATTCAATTCTTGCATTGTTTTGGATGATAAATGGATTGATTGTATTTTCATCCAAATCAATAGAAGCAAGATATTCACCATTCAAAACATCAGAGAACTTAAAATCTTTGAAGTTATCAGCAAAGAATCCGTTCTTGAAACGATTATTACCACTAGCATCCAAAACTTCCAAGGTAGATGTTTCGAGTTCTAAAAGACTCAGTGTAACAGCTTCTTCAATATTATCAATTCTCTTTACAATGTTACCAATGTCTCTCATAGTATATCTGCGATTGTCTACATACTGAATAGAAAGATCATCAGCATTATCAGTATATGGATTTAACGTAAAGTTGGCAAGTTCTAATGCATTATCAGGAATAACTGGCTTGAGTGGGTTTTCAGCAGGTGTACCTTCAATGTAAACAATTTCACCTTCTGTATTAGTAACCAGCACATCTATTCTAGACTGGTAGTAATTGATATCTGCTGTAATTACATCAGTGTTGGCAGGAAGTGCATGTACAAAAGAGTTACCACCACTAAAGGTACCATCAGTGTGCTTTGCACTTCTGAAATCAAGTACATTTCTAAGTTCAATCTCTTCGCCATTCTTTTGACGATATTTTGGAATATCTTCATAGTCAATTTGACCAGTATAAGAGTTTACAGAGAAGAAATCACCTCCACCAAGAGTGGCATCGGTGGCATCGTGAGAAAAATACTTATAGTATACGTTAGTAGTTGCTGGAATAGACTGACCATTATTCAAAATAACTCTACCAAAATCATAGAAGTTATCTCTTTGACCATTATCTGTAGTAAATCTATTTAAAATACTATTACCAGAACCATCACTAATAGAGTCAAAACTATAAATGTCTTGATTAGAAAGAGTAAAGAATCTCAAACCAGAACCATCACTTTCAATTGCAGCTGCAGGGAAAGTATCACTAGCACCTGTTTGTAAAGTTTTTGATCTTTCAACAGATGCAGAACCTCTAGCTACAAAATCAAGAATCTCATATTGAGTACTAGGGGTTAACCCAGTATATGATACGACTTCGCCATTAGTAGTGGTTGGAGTAGTGTCTACAATAGTACCATCACTATCTTCTGTAATAATCCAAGATGTCAAATCAACACCAATCTCAGGATCAACCAATTCACCTGATGTTCTGATAATATTCAGATCACCACCACCTGTAGATGTTTTGAGAAATCTTCTTTGAACAGTAAGACTTCCTACATCAACACCGTTGTCTTTCTTAGGTCTAATACGTGGTAAGTCAAAAAATACATTATTGTTATTGGCTTCTTTGATAACAGCATTATTGTTTTCAAGAACCAAGTCGGCATAATTGTTAGCATCTGCACCAATACTAACAACATCTCTAAAGTTTAGAGAACTATCCATTTGAATGTCAAAGATGTGATATCGGTAGTTAGCTCCATCAGGAACAACACTTCGGATTCTAGCAGTACCTAAAGTAAGACCAGTTGCACCAGCACCTGCTTTTAAGTTCCATTGCTCAAATTCATTGACATTTGGAAGACCTTTAATCGTATCGGATACAACGTAATGACCATAAGTAGCCGAAATATTTTCATCAGTCAAAACACCACTAGTAGTCTGAGACTTATTTACATCAATAAATGTCTTTTGAGGTTTAGTAACTCTATAACCATCAACATATGCTGTAATAGGATCAACATCAAGTGTTAGTTCATCCGAATCTTTTTCAGTAAAGAAGACAATAGGATCATTAACAGTATAATCACCAGACTCTTCTTTAGTGCGAAGAGCCATTTCATCACCAATAACGCTATAGGTATTTTCATCAATAGGTTGCTGAATAACACCATCAATAAGATTATTGGTAACAATAAAGTTTGTGTCAGAATCAACACTTGCTGAATTATCTGCTGCAAGTGTCAGAGTAATTCTATATCTATCTGCACCTGGTGCAGTTTCATTAGGAAGAACGTTTTGATTGTCGTACAGAGCTGTTGTATCTTCTACCGATACAATATCTTCTGTGACAATAAACCCAATGCTTGTTGTGGGAGTATTGGAATATTTTGAAACAATAATAGTCTGTGGTTGTGTCTGTACAAACAGACCACGAATAAAGTAAGCACCATTGCCTACAGAAGCACGACAGGCCTTACCTACTACACCAGAACCAGTAACTACTGTACCATCTGTGCCACCATTTCCACTTTCATCGCCATTTGTTAGAGCATTGCCACTAGTAAATCTAGGAGATTCTGTACCAACAACAAAATTACCAGCATCAATATAGTCTACAAGTACTGTTGGTGGATCACTGTCTTCAGCAGCAATAAAGTCAATAACTCTTGCTTTGACGCCAGTAGCAGTTTCTGTCAAAATGTCTCCGGCATACATTACAGGCGTAGGATATGATACGAGTTTTACAAACTCAATGTTAGTATCTACATTAAGACCACCAGGTACAACTACTGCACCATCTTTAAAAATGTTCTTACCAAAGCGTTCCATCTGCTTTTGAATGATGGTCTGCATTTGAGTAAGTTCTCTAGCTTGTAAAGCTCTACCCGAGTTAAATAGAATTCGTTGATAATTATCAGTTTCACTAAAATCATCCTTATAAGTGGATGAAAAAGTATTTTCATTTTTTGTTATTGCCATCTTCTATCTAACCTTTATTAGAACTGAATAGTGATTTTGATATCTTCGGTGCCTTCTGAGGTTCTTTCTACAGAGGCTCTATGCTCTACATACAACACACTACCGGAATGTGGATCCACTTCACCATCTGAGTCGGAAACATATGTACCAAATACCGTAGTATCTTGAGCAGAGTCTTTGATAGTATTACCCCCATCTAAGAATGGTAGAAAACCCGAGTTGCTATTTTGGTGATAAAGTATCGTAGCATCAGTGGTTGTTCCAGTAATTTTATTTACATATGCTTTAGCCTTCAAAGTGCCTTGAACCTGAGACATGACATCATCCACGTCCAATTGAGTAAGCCCTGAGCCATTATTTAATGTGAGAATTCTCAGTGCATTTCCTGTAGTTGCAGTAAAATCTGAGTCGGCTGAACTTCTGCTCGTAGGAATTTTTGGATTTTTGATAATACCAATTTGCCTGAAGTCTGCGCCTGTACCAGCCAAGAAATCACCTGATCCAGCCTCACCAATAATTTTAGCATTAAACATAATAGATGAAGATTTTAAATCTTGGCGTGGATCTGCACCGATTCCTTCTAGTGAAATGATTGGAGTAACACTAGCACCTGTGCCACCTCCTCCAGATAAAGTTACACTAGCGCCAGTATATCCTTGTCCGAAAGGAAAACCATTAGCAGAGTCATCAACATTTACTGCAACAACCTGACCTCCTGATACTGTAGCAACTGCTCTTGCGTTAGTGCCAGGACCACTAATTGTAACTGTAGGAGCAGAAGTATATCCAGTACCACCACCATCTACAAGATAACCAACAATTTGACCAGAATTTGCAGCATCTTGCACATCTTTTTGTGACTGTTGAATGTTACTAAGTCCGGATGTTGCTGTAATCTTCTCAACAGGAATAAAGTTTGATGTTGCAAAGTTGTTCAGTTTAATAGCAGATTCTGTAAATAGGAACTTCCAAACATAACCATCAGAAGTTTTTACTGGAGAAGTTGTCGTTCCTGTGGTATCTGGGTCAACTGTAGAAGCATGTACAGCACCAGTACTAGTGTTTCTGCCTTGTCTAAGACAGATGTAAATACGATTTGACTGGGTGAGAACATAGTATTGACCATTTTGAGTAGCATTCTGTGTATCTCTATATGGCTGATAAATTGTACCAGAAGACCAGTTATATCTTTTAGACACAAAACTAACAGAAGAGATTTTTTGAATGGACTGTAGATTGTTTCTAAAATCTCTTTCAGTGCTTACAGAATTAATAATGCTAGTGGGTGTTGTGTCTGTTATGTTCCACAAATCAGTCTTACCAAGACCAAGATAGTAGTTATTAGAATCCGCTTGAAGGTCTTCTATTAGTTTTTCTACCAAGATTTGTTTAGTGTCTGTGGTTACGATTGCTACCATTTTTTATCTCTTCTTATGTAATTGCTAAGTCTGTATCAGCAGAATCTTTAGCACCTATCAGGTGCCAGTTGGAACCCGCCCACACTGCTTGTGTAGAACCATCTTGAGAAAGTGTAAAACTTGTAAAATTGCCAAAATTTGATGGAGTTACTGTTGCAGCACCAGAGTTTATATTCAAAAAGATTTTATATTCACCAGTTGATGCGCCATCATTAAGAGTAGCTGATATAGCAGATCCTCTATTAAAAATAATAAGTGTATCAGAATCATTTACTGTTGCACTTGCATCTGTAATAGTTTGGGTGGCATAAGCAACATTGACACCATTAGTAGAAATAAAATCACCACCAAGTGTTGAGTATAACTCGTTAAAGTTATCATAGATTTTCTGTCCACCCGAACGTAAAGTGTCGCCAGTGCCATCATTGGCATTTGTTCCAATATCTAAAGTTTGCTTTGCCATTTTACCTACTTACACATTTAATTGTTTAGTTATATTTATATGCATTATTTAAGATGAGGGCAATTCTATCAATCTTGCGAGATAACTTTCATATTCTTTAACCACTTCATTTCTAAAACTTTCTATAGCAGCACCAGTCTGTCTCATGAGCTTAAGTTTCCGTTCATAATAAGACGGTCAGCTGTATCATTAATAATTGTAACCAGACCTTTTGCAACCAATGTTGTAGAGCCATTTGTTCCCAGACTGGTAGTATGACCAGCAATATAAACCCCGTTAGTCATATTAGTCCAGCTAATTGTTCTACTTGCGTTGTTAAAATTAAAGATGGTAATAATCTGACCAACTTCGCAATCACCAGCATCAATTGTAAAAGTGCTTGAGCCTGTACTCATACTAAAGTACTTACCTGAACTGTTTGCTGGCAAATCGAAAGGTGTGGTGGTAACAGCAGTTCTTTCCAGCGCCCGAACATTACCCTGCGCATCTTGAATAGTACCACTAGCTGTTACATCGACTGCTGTTACATCCCCACTAGCTGTTACATCGACTGCTGTTACATCCCCACTAGCTGTTACATCGACTGCTGTTACTGTGCCTGATACAGCAATATTACCGGTTACATTAACACCAGTGCTGTCCGTATTGAATTTTTGTGACCCATAGTGGTTAAGTTGAACTTCACCAGTTGATCCATCTGCTCTAATGTAGTTGGTAATACCACCTAATCCATCATCAGTGCTAATAGTAACATCTGCATCATTAACATAATTCTCAATTGCAATACCTCCACTAGTACCCACGTTCCGTATACGGCCATTAGTACCGTCATAGTAAATCAGAAAGTCATCAGCATTACCTAATTTAATCTGCGATTTATCTGGCATTTTGAGATCGTCGGAATCAGAGAAGGTGATATTACCACCAACAGTCAGGCCGTCCGCTGT